CTGAGGAATTCTACAGTCGTGCCTACATTAACCAAGAAATTGCTGACAACTTCAGAACTCTTCCTGGTGTTAAAGATTCAACTAAAATTTCAACTGTACAATTCCCAGCTGTATTGAAAGCATCTGCATGTAACTTTACTGATGCTAACCAAAACTTATCAGCTGTAACTATTAGTGTATGTGCTGTATCAGCTCTTGCTGAAATCTGTCGTTTCGACCTTGAATCAACTTATGTATCTCAAAAGATGGCTAAGGGTTCAAATGGTAACTGGGAAGTAGCTGACTTCATGTCTTTCTACTGGGATGAAATGGCTAAAGAAGTTCAATCTGAAATTAGCTCAATCATGTGGAAAGGTAATACAGCTGGTACTGGTTCAACTTATACTGGTGCTAACTTATTCAACACTTTGTGCGATGGTTACGAAAAAGTATTAGCTGCTGACTCTGGTGTTGTTGATGTAACTTTGACTGCTGTAACTTCTTCAAACGTAATTGCTGCTATGACTGCTGTTTACGCTGCTTTACCAGCTGCTCTTCAATCTAAGACTTCAGAATTGAGATTCTATGTTGCTTCTAACGTTGCTGTAGCTTACAGAATTGCTGTTGCTCAAGCTAACACAATTGGATTCACTACCATAAATCCAGAGCTTACCTTCTTAGGCATCAAAATCGTTGAAGCTCCAGGTATGACAAGTTCTAAGATGGTATTAACTTCTAAGAATAACTTGATTTACGCTTTCGATGGTGAAGGTGATGCTAAAGCAATCAAAGCTATCAACTTGGAAGACACAATCGCTGAACCTCTATTGAGAAGTAGAGTTAACTTGAAGATTGGTTTCTCAATCATTAATCCGACTGAGATTGTATATTACGCATAATCGATAGTATAAAATAACTTAAAGAAAAAAGGGCTGGGCATATGGCTCGACCCTTTTTTTTTGAAAACTAAAAAGACAATAAAAAATATAAAAACATGGCATGTAATTCATTAACAAGTATACTTAGAGGTTGTTCAAATAACCTTGGTGGTATCAAAGCTGTATATATTATCCCTGAAGAAAGTGTAACTGGTTATACTGAATCAAATGGTACAGTAACAGAAATCGGAACTTCAGGTGGAACTAACTTCTCAACTTACGAATTCACCAAAGATGGTGGAAGCTATCTTAGCGAATTAGCAGTTGATGAAACAGCTGGTAGTTCAATTTGGAATCAAACAGTAACGCTTACTATTCCTCGTAGAGAAGTAGCTAAAAGAAATTCAATAGCTTTACTTTCTGAAGGTCAAAGAAACCTTAAAATAATCGTAAAAGATTCAAATGGTCTTTACTGGTATTTCGGTGCTGAAAACGGTATGGTGTTAACAACTGTTGCTGGTGGTAGTGGAGAAAACAGAGCAGCTGGAAGCAATTACGTATTGACATTTATCGGTATAGAAGAAGTTGATGCGTTTGAAGTTTCTTCAGGAATAATCACAGCATTAATCAGCTAATTCCAATTTTAAATGATTAAAAAAGAAAGCTCTCTTAGTGAGGGCTTTTTTTATTTTATTCATAACCAAAAAACTGATATTTAATTAACATGATATACCTTGAGCAAAACACAAATAATACAGTTATATTGCAGCTAACGCAGAATAGTAATCTAATCAACCCAGATTACCTTTTTCAATTTACAAACGATATATCATTATCAGATTTGTTTTTCACAGGGATTGATAACTCAAGCTACAAGTGTAAATATAATAGTTTTGATATCACAACAACTGGAAGTACTAATGTTAATTTAACAGGTTCTACCATCAATATTTCACCAGGTTCATACACTTATACCATATACGAAAGTACAGGTCTTACATCATCAAATTTAGCTATATCAGCTACAACAGGATGTGTAATAGCCAAAGGTAAAGTAATTGTGGTTGGAGATAACCCAAGTCTAAGTTCAATATATCAATAAATAAATAAAACAAAATATGAAAATACTAGGAATAGAATTTGGAAAAGCTAAAAAAGCTGAACCAGTAACACAAGTGGTAACATCACCATCTATTAACCAAAAGTTTCACTCACTTATGGGAAATTCAGTTGGTATAGCTGAACCATATCAATCAACAAGACGTAATGGTTCAAGTGGGTACTACCTGGGCGAAGATAACTTATATCCACAATTATTGAATAGACTTTACATGTCAGCACCTTTGCATAGCGCATGTATCAATTTTAAATCGTTGATGACAAGTGGTAATGGATACACAGCTGATGAAGCTGCTTTAATGGCTAATGAAAAGATTAGCTGGAAACAATTGGATATATTCTTCAAAAAGAATTTGAATGAAATGACAACTGACCATTTTTTACACAATAGAGTTTACGTGAAGTTATATTGGAATGAAGGTTTTACGAAGGTTATTAAGTTTGAAAGAGTTGCTCCAGAGAAGATAAGAATTTATGAATTGAAAGGTGATATGTCACCAGCATCTTATTTATATAACTATGATTGGGTTTATTCAACTCATTACAAGACTGAAGTTATCCCAGCTTATGATAGCTTGAATAAAACTGATAGAGTTCAAATGATTGAATTCAACCAAAAGACCCCAGGATTTATTACATATTCAACACCAACATATCAATCAGGTGTTAATTGGATTGTAACTGCTAGTGAATATTCAACGTTCCAAAAGATGAATATCATTCAATCATTAAGTCCAAGTATGCTTATTCAATTCTATCAAGTACCAGGTAGCGCAGAAGAAGAATCAAGTGTTTTACATAGCTTAAATAAGTCATTTGGTGGGGCAAGAAATGCTGGAAGATTGATGACAACATTCAGTAATTCAAAAGAAGAAGCACCAACAATCACACAGCTTGAGCCAACTAAATTGGATGATGCATTCCTTCAATTAAGTGATGTTATTCAACGTGAAATATGTTTTGCCCACTCAATTGACCCACAAATCCTTGGCCTACGAACTCCAGGTTCACTTGGAAATAGTAATGAGTTGGTAAGTGCTATTCAAATATTCCAAAAAACAACAATTGAACCAGCTCAAAAATTCATGGATAACATGATGAATGAATTGGCTTTGATGAATGGAATTTCAATTAACATCAAATTAAATAACGTGTACTTACTAGATATTAAATAATATGTCAGTTTTTTTCGTCACAGATTCATACATCAAACTTAACTCACCAGTATCACAAAATGTTGATGCAAATGACTTGAGACCACACATCAAGGTTGCTTCAGACATGTATGTTCAACCAGTATTGGGTACCAATTTCTATGACTATTTGGTATCAGGTTATACAGCACAATCATTATCACCAAATGAAACAACTCTTGTTGAATACATTCAACCTGTGGTGATGTATTATACATGTGTGTTGGCTATGCCTTTCTTGAACTATCAAGTAAAGAATAAAGGTTCACAATTTCAATCATCTGATTTTTCAACTCATTCAGAAACTGGTGATAAAAAAGCAACATCATTTATTATGAATGAACTTGAGAATAAGGCTCAATTCTATTTGAAAAGATTGGAGAATTATCTTGATGATAATGAGTCATTATATCCACAATATACAACAAATAATAATGATGATATAACACCAAGTGATGTTACACCATATAGATGTGGAATCACATATTACAATAATGGTGGAAGCTGCAATAACATAAACTTTCTATATTAATTAAAATGATACACCACGAATATACCCCTCATCCTATTTTAAATATGTGTATAACAATATCCTTAGCAGCCCTTGGTACTGGTTTAGGGAGCGTAACTGGAATGGCTATTCCAACTATTGTTATGCAATTGTTTCAAATTCTTGCTTGGGTTTCAGCGTTTGTCATAGCTATGGTAAGCGTGTACAAAACTGTTAAAGCAAAAAAAGAATCTAAGGTTGAAGATAAAGAAGTAGATTAAACATGTTTTTCTGGTTCACCATATTATGTTTATTTATCATTCTTTGTTTCATCTTGTTTGACTATTTTTTGGTTAAAAGATGGACCAAGGATATGGAAAAATCTATTGATGATATTTTTGATAAGCTGAGCAAAACAACTGTAGTTATATTCTTACTTAATTTAA